TATGATACGAGGCTGGAAGTCGTTTTCGATAATGTATTTGACTGCTTCTATCACGGCAAGAAACTCACCTATATTGGTGGTTTGATTGCCCAGATCACGGTAAAAGATACGCTCCTTTGTTGCGAGGTTTATGCCTTGGTATTCCGTTTTCCCATTCTTCATGGAATGGGCGGCATCAGTGGCGATTCCCTCTGTTGGCCTTGTGAGTCTTTTTGTTGCCATTAATCTGCATCATGTCTTGTTTCATCAGCTCGATAAGGTTAGTAGCGGCAGTAGTGAAATCGTCAACCACATCCATCAGGTCTTTCACGTCGCAACGCCTTTCTAAAATAGCTCGGCACGCCGGTAAAGATTTGACAGATTCCTTTTGGCCACGGAACGGGTCGAACCTGATGATTTTGTTGCCGAAGCTAACTTCGACATTATACTTAATACCACGAATGTATTTAGTAGAGATAGTCGCTTTGAACTGTACCGGGTTAGCCTCGATAGCAATATAGCCTGGAACATGCTCCTCACCAGTCTTTTCGTTGAGCGTTTTGCCCATCGGAATCAGCGTACAGTCGTATAGCACGTTGATGAGGATGTTATTGGACATCTCACGGTCAATGATGACGATTTTCTTCGGGTACGGTGAATCCTGACGAACACCGCAAACGACATCATTGACTGGGTTTTGAGATACGAAGCTAATGAGCGCTCCGTTCTTGTCAGATTTGATGAACTTGAGCTTTGTATGGATTTTCTCCACGCCTGCCCCAGTAGATTCGATTTTATTAGTCTCTTTTTCCATTATGGCATTGTTTCTATTGATTATTCAAAATAAATGTACCGCCAGGAGCATATATGTAATGACTGGTGGTACAAAGTTAACTTATAAAAGCCAAAAATCCTCAAGAAAATCGAAGAAAATTTCGTCTAAACATTTGATTTACAAGTATTTAATGTTAAGACGAAATTAGCGTACTTTTCCTGCGGAAGATTGGCTCTCAGCTGCTTAGATTCGATTGAACGAACCTATTTATCGTTAAGACGAAAAATTTTTAGTAGTCCATGTCTTTTTCTGCTTTAATGCGTTTCACATCCGGAAAATCGAGGATGCCATCGCGGTTTCTGTACGTGATGAGCTGTATTTCTGCACCAAGGCTGCTCAGCGTCGATAAAATAGAAATGTCGTTGGGCAAAAGTCCAACGCCGGGCTCGGAAACATGAATTGTGGGGATTAATTTTGACACCATTTCCACGTTGTCACCAAGAACTGCATAATGATTGGTAAGCTGGTAGAGAATGAGTGCTTCGGGATACATGGCTTTATAGTAGTCATGCACTTCAATTTGTCTTGCGTTCATACTCGTATTGTTATAATTGGATATTGTCTATCACACATTGGTCACACAAGCCATCGTTCCTCTTGTGCTCAAGTTTAGTGATTTCCTTATTGCAGTTTGTGCAATAATACACAGGCCGCTCTCTGGCATACAAATACTTGCGCACTTTTGCAACGGGCATACCGTACTTGTTTGCAATAGCCTGGATGATGAGCTTGGGTAAGACCTTATTCTTGCGTTGAAGTTTATACTCATACTCAAAAACAATACGCACCGCAACTTCGTTCACCAGCAATCCCATAGCATCGAGTTTCTGGAGTTCCATAGTCGTCAATCCGACTACGGCAGAGAGCTTATTGTACTCTTCCTCGGAAAACTGGTAACGTCTCATGCTTTCTTCTTTTTCTTCGGCTTCGCGTACTCTTCTATCTTGTTGCGAATGTCAATGATGGATTGCTCGAAGCCGTCCAGCACATCCAAAGCATCTTCCATCGCAGCACCTCTGGAAGACATTTGCAGCCCTTCAGGAAGTGCGTCATAAGCGTCTTGTTCTTCGTCGCGTATATCGTTGAGACAGTCAACCGCTTCATCGAGCAGCTGAGTTACGTCGTATAATTCTTCACGTCTTTCTTTGTTCATATTATAAAATTATGTCAGCGTCCAAAGCAGTGACAATGTTGAAGAATGAGTCCAGCTTCAAATCGCCACGACCGCTTTCAAACGCTGTAATTACATTACCGGGAACACCTGAACGTCTTGATAGTTCAGCCGTGCTCCATTCTATTGATTTTCTCTCGGTTATCAATGCTGCTCTCAGGTCCGATATATCCATGACGATGGAATATTCATACCCAACAATTTCAAATGAGGCGTGACACATACCCATATAGTTCAGTACATCGCTCATGTTGATATTGTCGGCGGCATTGTCGATAGCTTCAATCTTTTGCTTAGTTAATTGAAGCATGAAAGGAAGCGACTCTACAATGCGCACAGTCGCCAGTTCCTTTCTTAGGGTTAGCCATTTGCAAAACTCTTGGCGTGTCATTTGTTGTCAGATTTATGTTCTTGATAATATGTCCAGCCAAACCATATCAAACCTACTAATATGATTATGCAAAATATAGCAGGCACGATGATACTAATCCATTCAGTGCAGAACGTATAATACAAGCCAACAATTAATAAAACAATTAAAGCAAATCCTCCGATGATAGTTAAACACCATAGCGCAACTTTGAATAGATATGCGCTGAGCGAATGGCTAAACTTTTCACCGGAATTATCAAAATTATCAGGCGTATAATGTGCAGCTACACACATTATAATGCCCAACGCCATCACTCCAAGCAAAATCCACCAGTAATCATCGCTATACAACTCAGGCATCTTGATTTGATAGCGTACTGGATATAGCGCATACCACAGTGGTATGGGCCAAAGCATACTTAATATGATAAGCAGCTTCCCGATTATTAATAGATACTTTCGCATAGCTTATAGGAATGACGTTAGTTTTATAGCCACAATGCCGGCAGATAAAAATGCCAGCACTCCAAGTAGTATTCCAAAGCCATTTAGTGCTGGCTTGAGGACACCAGATTTCCGTGGGACAAGCCACCAATAAAGAGCCGCAATAGCGTTTATCGCAGCCCCAATGCCTATGTATATTATGCCTTCCCAGATCATTGACCATTGCCATGCTTTATGGTCTGCGGATTCGCTAATAAGCCCTACGGTTCCGACCAAAACACCGGAAGCCAAGAAGCCTAAAGTTGCTCCAGCAAACACCATAGTAGGTATGTCTGTCAGTGCAAATTTCTTAGTTTTCTTTTCTTTATCTTGCTTATTCATTATGTACTTATCAGTTTGATTTAGTGCAAAGATACAAATAAATAACGGAAATGGTTTTGCAACTATTTGGGTATGCGCAAATTAATTTGTATATTTACAGAAGAAAAGGGAGATGCCGAAGTGTTGCGCATCCCAGCATCTCCCACACAGATAGCATGATTTGAGCCTATTTACGCCGGCTTCAAATCGGACTCACGGGCGATTCCTTTTAGAACGGCATTGTCAACTTCAACGCGATAGAAGAAGTCGCGTTCTTCCGCATCGTTCTCGCTGAAAGCGGCATAAACCTTCTTTACTTTACCAACCTTCCCCTTAAACTGAGGCTGAAGGCTGTTGCTCGTGATGATCACCTTGTCGTCTGTCTTAAACTTACTTGATGCCATAACGTTTTATGCGTTAAATTTTTCTTTCCAAGCCAGATAATCGACACGCGATTGTGCCAGCAACTCAGGCGCTTTGACCTTCAAATCGTCAACGCGCACAATGGGCACGCCTTTGTACGAGATGTACAGGCGACCGTTGAACTCGGTTACGTTAATGTTCTCGCAGCTCAGATTTTCAAGGTCGCGAACCTGCTGTTGCTGCTTGGCTTCTTGTGACTGGGTACGATACTTCTTCAGCCACTCGCGAATAGCATTTAAAAGATTCATTTACATAGCTATATAAATTTAAGAAAGAATTATTGCGACCGAAGCCGCCGTATCAATTTGACGATATTATAATTGCCAACAATTATTAGCCATTTTCCCAGCGTTCCTGAGTGTAGTAGAAGCCGACACCGCAGGTATATCCCTCATATACGAGTGGGCGAGCAATGAGGCCTTGGTCCGCAGAATCGCGATTAACAAGAGCGCAATACTGCTCCACAATATTGCGAGTGTTCTGCATTTCATACCCGCTTTTATAAAGAGGCTTCAAGTAGAATGAGTTGTCGCCAAACGACCAATTCAACATGTATGGACGGTCATCAATGCCACCCAGTACGCAGCCATGACCGACTTCAACATAATTGCTGAAATCGAAAATCTCCTCGAAAATGACGTCAGACATGACATCTTTTTCGTTTATCGGAGCTTTGTACAATTTGCCGTATTCAATGTCTATCATAACGCTTACTTTGAGGGGAATATTGCCTGGAGCTTTACGACAAGGCTTTGCGTTTCCTTATCATAAAGCTCAATGGTCTTTTCATCAAAATCTACCTGAACGTCATAGTCTGTGACGATACGCTCAGGCTCTACGTACATCGTATTGTGAGCCAATACGTCAAAGATGTTAGAGAGCAGGTCTTTTTCATTTACGTCGATTGTGCCATTGATGAACTCCAACTCGTCTTCATTATAGCTGATGTCTTCATCGTTGACGCATACGTAATCGACCATTTCTATCTCACCTTTTGGCGAATAGACGCTTCGAGGTTGAACCTCGACAACCTTTCCGTTATCTTTTACTCTTGCTTTCATAACCTTGTCAGATAAATCGTTTGACATAATCGTATGGTCCTGAGAGCGAGAAAACGTGCTCCCCATGTACCGATACGCATTTCAGGAGACAACAGCGCTTAGTTCCGGTAATCGTATAGTTGTCTCCGTTCCTATCTTTACCGGATTTGAGAATGTTTGTTTTCATACGAGTTTGTATTTTTTGCGGTAATTCTTCATGCACTTACGCGCTTCTTGCTTAGTGCGGAACGGGCCTGCGATCTGGAAGGATTCATCCCAGTGGATAAACCATAGCAATGTTCGTTCAATCGTGATACTCACGCCATAACTGTCACAGCCCCAGAGAGGATCAGTGCTCCATACACGGGTGACGTTGATGGATTTAATTTTCTTTTGAAAGAGTGACATGTGATAATGAGGTTTGATATTGGATTAGTTAGTGTAGATTGGTATCAGTTCGCACACCGGCACTTCCGCTTCAGAATGGTCGTTTCCGATTAGAACAACTGTATCCAGCGAGAAATCATCCGGGTCAATAAGTTCGCCATGTTCGTTAAACTCAAAAGGCACTTCAAATACAGTGTACTCTCCAGAAGTAAGTTCCTCCGGGTCGTTCCACCATACCTTTGCTCCTTTCTTGAGGAAGCGGTAGAAGTAGCCAATGTCATCGTCCTCGAACTCGTTGATGTATGTCTCAGGACATGCCCACTCAAGTCTGTGGAATAAATAGTCGCACCACTCACGATTGCCAAAACATAAGTCAAGCAAATCGTTATGAGTGTATCCTTCGATGGCGAAAAATCCGTCTTCATCGGGCTTAACGTCGTCAAAGTCGTGCTCTGGAATGTAACAAACTGCATCCCAATCTTTCTCATAGGCATCTACGTCCTTGTAGATATTGCCAAACGCAAGCCCATTGTCAAAATAGCCCGGCGCAAATCGGTATGCGCCATCGACTATCTTCAGCTCGCCGTATGAAACTTTTTTGATTTCCATTGTCAATTTAGTTTAGGTGAAAGTTCGCTTCCATTGCAGAGATGACTTGACTGCCAATCGTGGCAAAATAATGTTCACGAGGCCCGTGTCCAGTCTGGATGAGGCTACGTATATTGCCGTCAGACATATCTTCAACTCTGAAATGATATGGAGCTTCCACAATCATTTTACAAGTGGCATTAAAAAGCGCATCCTTGGGGTTGGAACTGGTGACAGAGCCGATATTAATCCGCTCTCCGTCATCAGCCAACCACACAAGGCGATACTCTTTAGCCGGTTTTCTTATTTGCGCCATTCAGCAATCTTACGGTTAATGTTAATGCCGTTGTCTTTGATGAGCTGCTTCATCACACCGAACAAGCGCCAACCCTCATCAGAGTAGAGGTTAGCCTTCTCATCCAGCTTAGTGAGAGAAGCTGACTGCGACAAGAAACGACCAGCGTCTGAACGGAACTTAGCGCTGTGGAACAGGATGAGGTTGCGCATAGTGAAGTATGCACCGGCGCCCTTGTAAGCATCCTTGAACTCGTTAGCCATCGGGATTGTGTAAGACACCCAGGTTTTCTTCACGAGAGCGTAGAAGGAAACGGTGCTGACGTACAGCTCAGTGGCGTTCTTAGACGCTTTGATTTTAAGTGCGAGGTTGAGGAGCGGCTGAGTAACCTTTGCCGGAACATCCTCAACAAAGATGTTCTGACCCTTCAGACGGATGTACGGAACACGCTTGCAGCGCTTCTTCGGCATGACGCGGATGTGGTCACGGAGCTTTTCGATGTAGTCCATAGCGATGAGATACACACGTTCCTTGTTGAAGTAGAGGTTACGCTGGGCGAAATTCTCAGCGTCACCACGGGTTTCCATCTTCGACTGAGCCAACAGTTCCTCCACGATCATCTTCCACTGGTAGGCATAGCCCTTGTTCTGGAGTGCTTGGAGGAAGTTGCCCTCAGCAAGCATGTGAAAGACCTGTGCCATCACCCAGCGACGGAACAGCTGAGGATTGCGTACCGTTCCACCTCCGAGAATAGAGGCGAAGATTGGGTCGTCATCAGGAACGACGGTGAGTTGTCCGTTGGTCAGACGGGCTACGATTTCTTGACCGGTGGCGCCCTTCATGCTAAAAAGGTTGTCCACGTTCACGCCGGCTTTGCGGAGTGCTTCGATTTTAGCTTCTGCTTTCATATCCTTACGGTTGGGTTTTGATTGACCTACGACGGTCGGGTGAATTGTTCCGAGATTACTGTCAGCGCCAATTACTACGCCAACTGCTACATGGGTTGTTTCCGGGATTGCGAACTCTGCGCCACATTTAGGGCATACGATTTTAGTCTTGCTCATTGTTATAAGATTTATTTGTTGTTATTAATTTGTTTATCCTTGTTGTTTTCAATCCATTTCTTTAGGATGATAAGAGATGGATGTGTACTTGATTGCCAGAACCATAATCCGCTGGCAAAACTATTCCAATCTAACGCGCTTTGAATTAGTTGGCAGAGTATGAAAAGCTCCAACTCTACCTGCGCTTCCTCACGACGAATACCATATAGCATATCCTCGTCAGCAAGCTTCTTCTCTGGGAGGGCTCGGAAATAGCTACGAGTCTTCTGTTCACTGCGCTGAGAAGGTACGCTGTGATAGAAGCGTTCATATAACCTCTCAATTTCTTTCAGAGGTTCATTAGACGGAGCACATCCGAGGTTGCCATCATACTTTCCGTCTTTGATGACATATCTGCCATCAACTCTCAGGCTTCGATGCTCGAAACTAACTGAGAAGCGAGCGCCTTTAGCGACGCGGCCAAGTGTTTCCTTATAGATGTTACTCATATAAATTAAAATTGTGCAACTCAAGTCAGTGACGTATAGCTTTATTCAAACTGATCGGGTCAGGTTTGTTGCCTCCTGAGCTCTCCGAGGATTCGGATAAGAATCCGACCTCAGCTCAGGAGGTCATACAAGTCCTGAGTAAGTGAATTTTTGACTCCTTGTTGCGAAATGTTACGTTACATATCTACGTCCTCATCAGCATGGCGCATTACTGTAATCACCATGATTAAGAAGCTGGTGATTGAAGGCGGGCGCCTGCAAGTAGGCAAGGCGCCCGCCTCTCTTTGAACCAGCTACGATGAAGTGGCTGACCTCGGACGAAACCTTTGCGCTTAGTAATGTATAGCTATCAAACTCACGATGCGTTGCTTTACAGGAGCGATTTGAAACAGTATTGGCTTCCTGGGCACCGGCGTGAAGCGGGTGACAACCGGAAGCACGCCGGTTCCCAGCGATGATTAAATACTGTTCACAATAAATTTGAGTTCCTTTAGCTACGGGCTGACGCATTTCAGTGATGATGTGGATGGCGTTGTATGTATCTGCATCAAGGCGATAATAAAGAGTAAGAGCCTTGTACGCGACGATCGAGACATGGATCGTCGCGTACAGGTTAACGTCCTCTTTAATTAAAGTTGCCATCATCATTCATCGACCGCATACACGGTTGTTCAAAATTGTTAGCTGAGTGATTATCCGTATGTTGCTATATCACGTTGATCCGATTGCGGATATGTGACGTTGAGACTGCCCAGCCTGGGCGTCGAAAACGTCATCCCAGCCGCATAAGGTGAATGTGACAATCGTTCAACTAACTGCTGCATACCCAGCTTATTGATTGGCGTATAGAGTGCCATGTTTCTGTACCATTTTGATGTGAGTCATCAGTGGATACGGGTACCTGAAAGGCTTGATATTGGCATGTAAGGTACCCGTATAAACCGATGAATCCTGAAATATTCTATTCTTCCAATCAAACCCGCATGTCCGGGTTTCCAGTAGAAGTCATATCGCATTGTATGTTTCTATATCAATTTGATGTAAACTCGAATTGCCAGATCGGTGAAGCACTGGGACAGATGGTCAGCCGTCCCAGGGGCTCTCACCGATCTGGTTAAGACTCGATGTTACTGAATTGTGCAATCATTCTTCTACTCCTTCATACTGAGGTTTCGGGAATTACAACGACTCTACCAAAGTTAAGTATGCTTCACGATTAGTAACCATAGCGTTCTGCATACAACTGATAGTGAGATAGCCTTCGATTTCTTGCGGAGTTTTCTCGCGGTTAGCCTTCACATTGCGACCGAGGCCACGCTGGATACAACCGCCAGACTTGCTTGCTACATAACCGAGACCGCCAATCTTCGTCTTACCGGTCATCACCGCCCTCAAGCAATCCATCACAAACTTATCCAGTTCGTGAATATCGCTTTTGACGTTGCATATCGGTAAAATCTGAGTGGCCCAACTAAACTCACCATCGCCTTTGTAGAGATAACGGTTCACCGCATTGACAGCCTTACGTAGAGTTATGTCAGGCTTGCGGATTGTCCGGGATAAAATTTCCTTCTGGAACGTTTTGAGACGAGTGCTGCTGAGTGATATATCAGAGCCTTTGATTGAATATCCCAGAAATTTAAACCAGTGAGTCGGTGTCAGATATTCAACTTTCTTCGGATTTAGTGACATGTTCATTTGTTCAAGCTCAGCCCTTAAAATGAACATTGCCTCCTCGTAATCCGGTCCGACAAACAGCATGTCGTCGGAGTAGCGGATATACTCACCGTTCAGCTCGTCTATCCTTGAATCAATGTGGTAGAGGAGCACGTCAGCGAGCCAGGAAGCAACGGCGCAACCCTGCTTTAGTGATTGATAAGCCTCGTGCAGTTCTCCGTCCGGAGAGAAGTACCAATCACTGTTGTAATACTTTCTCAGAACGTCGATTAACGCAGAGTGCCCATACTTGTTTTCTACCTTATGGAACGCTTGCTCAATAAAGCAGAGAGGAACGCTGTCGAAGTATTTGCTGAGATCCGACTTCCAGCCAATAACCTCATCATTCGCTTTGCAAATCTCTTTGGAAATCTCCTTCACGATTTTGCCACATCCCATACCTTTTTGATAAGAGCGGCATTTCGGATGAACCATCTCAGGCATCAACTCAAACAGCAGGTCGTTAGCGATACTGAGAAGTACGCGGTCAATCGGCTCGTTGATATAGACGGTTCGGAAATCGCCGTTGTCCTTGGGAATTTGAGCGGTGTGCGGCGGCGCTATTTGATAGCGACCATCGCGAATAGCCTCATACATCTCAAGCCTCACTTCAGGCTTAGTGAGCTGGTAGAGGTCTCGTTTCGGGATGTGCTTTCCAACGCCTTTCTCGATGGCATATTCCCAGCGAGGAAGCTCGAAAAACTTTTCTAATATTATGTCGCTCATATTAATACATTCTAATTAAAACCATCGAAGAACTTTTGGTGTTTCCCAGTAAAAGCTGCAACCTGGACAAGCTCTCTGAATAATTGAAAGAACTTTGTCGCGGATCGAGCTCTGGAAAATTCGTAGTTGATTGCGCTTCAAGATAAAATCCTTGCCACGCTTCATTCCATTAAGAGTGAGCACCGCTTGAATAGCCTTGTGACTTTCTACGGGCTGATTTTCGTTTATTGATGTCATTAATTTTTCCTGATTTGAAAAGAAGTTGTTTACGCTGTCGGTACTCTCTCTTCTTCTCAGCCCAGTAAGCAGGAGACCGCTTCTTAGGTATGCTCCTAACTGGAGGATGAGCAATGTTTTGAATCGTCCATTTGCTACAATTAAACATTGCAGCCAGTTGACGATAGCTGTATCCCTCGGAAATCAATATCTTGATTGCGCTTACCGAGTCTTGGCTGAGCTTTCTTCGTTTATCATATCGAGTGCCGGCAATTAATATTTTCTCACTTTTGTATGGCATTTATGAGTTCGGTTTGTTTCCCATCAAGTCCACTGCCAGACCATTGGGGCATCTCTCGTCAAACCAATGCCAAATGCTATATCGGTCAGTTCCTTTCTCGAAGAATAGAAAATCTTCTTCAATACATTCATCCTTGTCAATCGGAACGTCTTCCAGCAACTCCCACATTTCAGGCAACGTCATCAGCTTAACGTGACTGTTACATGAATTGCAGTAATTGTTGTCTTCATCGTAGAAAGAGCCTACATACTCCTCTATTTCTCCGGTTGCATCGTTAACCCAAGCTAATGAACTTACATTACTTGAGCCGCATTGAGGGCAGTAACGAGTAAATAAGAATTTGTCCATTATCATTTGCATTTAACGCCGGGGCAGAAAACTGCCCCGGCAGGAAGATTGAAGATTAAACCTTACATGCTACAGCAGGGCGAACAACGTAAGTGTAGTACTTGCCGACGGTGCCGCTGCTATTACCATTGCCGAAACTGACGCCCCACGAGTAGTTGGATGAGCCCTCGGTGGATGACCAATACCATTCCTTGCGAAGAGGAGAACCGCCTACCGCTTCCAGTGCGGCATTGACAGCTTTGACATTTAGGAGAATGAGATGTAATTGGGCGAGGGATGGAATGTATTGATTAGGCTGGAGACCAATCTCAGGATTGAGCGCTTCACCATAATCAGCAGTGTTGTCTTCGCCTCTCCAGTCTGAGATAGCATCGAAGAAATCGCTGTGGAAGAACTCAGGCGTACCACATTTGTCAACAGTAGTAAGAGCCACTTCTTCACCGTCGCAAGCATCGTGAAGCGCAACGGTAGCGATTTTGTCACCCATCCTGACAGCCACTCCGACCACAGAATCCTTAATAGCTTCCACGTTTTCAAGGACCGTCAGTGAGCCATTGTTGAGTACGTAATAAACACCGTCAGTGTTGTTGGGCTGAGAGGGGGTCACTTGAGAAACGGGTGTCTTACCATTGCCAATAATAAAATCAAAGCACTCTTTTGCTTTGGCGACATCATAATTGAGTCGTTCTACGAGTGTAGCCCTGAAAGACTGCACCGGATTAAGTTTTATTTCCATTGTTGTAATCAGTTTGATTGTTTATTTACGAATAGATTTGTTGTTCGTTTTAGGGGTGAAAAGATGTACACTTTAACACGGGATTATAAAAAGACCGAGCGTTTCCACTCGGTCTTCCAAACCTCAGAAAATGTACTTATCACTCTTCAAACTCTATTTGGTAAAGAGCATAGTCTTCAACATCAGAAGCGTTAATATATTGCTCAAGAACGTCTTGCACGTCCTCGAATGTCTTAGCTCCTTTGATTCCAGTGGCACGTTCAACCGCTTTGATGAGCTCTTTCAGCGATGAGTAATAATTTCCATCATCGCCGTCAAACCCTTCCATATAAAAGTAATAGCGTTCATCAAAATACACACTGTTAACATCGTTAGTCAGCCAATACTCACACCCGAACTCCTCAGATATGTAGTATAGCTTTACACCTGGGAATTTCTCTTCAATCAGGTGTCTTGTTCCATCAGCCTCTGCCCATGCGGTTTCCGTAAAGAACGAGAGGTGAGTTTCATCGTCGCGACTCACTTCGGTATAATACCCTCGACATCGCACCTCATTGTAGTCTCCACCAAGGGCAGCTACGATATTGCCAAGCCAATTAGCACCGAAATCGTTTTCTATTAGCCCTGAACCCGGCATTGCATCCAAGCACACCATCATATCTTCCAGTCGCTGTATCTGTTCTTTCGGGCCTTCAGCGACGTATGATGAAAAACACCAATTAGGCATCGTCTTCAGTATTTAAGCGTTCAAGTCCAACATATTCACAAGTATAGATGAGGGAGAGACGGAAATCGTCGTAGTCCAAGTGCTTACCCAGAGCGTTAGCTACATGCTTCAACTCTTCATCTGAGATGTTTGAATTAAAGCCGACAGCTTCAATGTCATCACGGGTTAAATACTTCACCGGAACGCCATCTTCGGTCTCGGAAACATCTTTAACCTCGTCCGTTTCCGGGATTAAGCTGGTGATGAAACTGATGTGGCTAAACTCAATCGAGTCAAGCGATTGCTCATCAGCAGGAGTGTCGCCTGATTTACGGAAGCCGTATATCTCAGGGATACCGTACTCATTGACTTTGACACGTGAGATATAATAATCTTCGCTTTCATCATTGTAGCGGTTAGAACCGAGAATGATAGGAGCGTTTTCGTCTTCGTCATTCTCAAACCATTTATCTTCAGCGTCATCACTATCGCAGTCGATGAAGATATATTCGCCGCCATGAGCATTTACGGCGGCAGCAAGCTCACGACGCTCCTGGGCGTCAAGCTCTTTGTATTTCTTATATAAATCAGTACATTTCATTTGTTTGTAAATTTTGAGAGTAAACATCTGCCCAGATTTCGTAAATATCCGCACCCTTCATTTCACAAAGCTCTTGCGCTTCTTCCATGAGGCTATTGAAATAGTCACATTCTTCAGGGGTGAATACTGGGAAACCGGTGTTAAGGTCAACGTATTCTTCAAACGGGTCATCCGGATGAGAATTTGTTTTTCGGGTGTATAGGAGATATTCAGCAAAATTCCGAACATCTCCTATGTTACGCATTTTAGTCGGGAACTTCGGGCTCATTCGTCTTGGTAAGTTGTGTCGAGCTCCCACTCACCAGCCTCGAAAGAACTGAGAGGAATCTCGCGGTTTTTCATCATTTCCTCCACGATGTCTTCAGCCTCGTACTTATCCTTTGCAATCACCTTTATGGAGCGCTGGTAAGTCCAGTAAATATCCACGTTGAAAGATGACGGCGGCAGCGGGCTTTCATCAACAAAGCAGCCGTACCATTCTTTCAGCGTTTTCTCGTTGTCGTAGTACTCGTGACATAGCTCCAGATAAGCGGCTTCGCAATCGCGATCGTATTTAGCAGGATTAGCTTCGTCCTTTGTAACCGAAGCGCAAGCCTTTTCCCAAAGATGATCTTCCTTGGCAAGCTCCTCAGTGTAAGAGTCCCAGAAACTTGTGAAAAAATCACATACAGCTTGCTCAGCGATGCCGAACTTGTTGTAATAATCGGAAACATACATGCTTCCGAGAACTATCTGTTGACGTAATGGCCAGAGATATTCTTCTTTCAGCCAGCCGTTTTCAAAATAATCAGCCGTTTTCATTGTTGTGCATACTTTAAGAGAGATTGATAAAATTCTTCACCGAGGGCATCCCAGCTAATCATTTGCTGGAGGCTCTCATCAAACGCTCCGATTTGACCGGCGAAATAATACGCTTGGTCACGGATTTCATCAGAGATTTGCAAGCGGCGTTGCTTGTTTGTCTCACGCTTGTAATCCTCAAGGAGACCGGAAATAGGAGTCTCGTATTCACCGCAAACGCAGCAAACATACTCCATTCCATTAATGCTGTTGTCTAACAGGTCAACCTGTTTCCCATTAGGCATTGTAACGATTGGTTTCATTCTAATCCTGGTATTTTAGGTAAGCTCCTTTCAATGGCAATGCGGCGCTGTTCTGCATCGTAAGCCTCTGCATATTCAGACCACATTTCGTTGTATTCATCCCAGTCAAGAACGATGAAGTTCGGTCCCCAGCTCTTGTCAGGATTTTCATATCGGTGAGGGTGCTCATTTGCCCAGTCCGTATAGACTTTGCCATACTTCTGGTACACTTCCCATTCAGCCTTAGCGTCATCGCTTTCAGGGCGTGGGTAGTGTAGGTCTGTCTCTGTGCTAACGTAGGAATAAATATCCCAGTTGAGCTGCTTGAGACATCCGGGGCAAACGGCGTTAGCGAGGTAGCCAATCATGCAGGAAATATAGCGGTCATCGTCCTCTTTCTCCAGCATGTTGTCGCACCATTCTTCCATGTCATTCGTCATAAACGAGATGAAGCCGTCACAGCTGGTGTGATTACGACGAATCGTTTCGGCTACGGCATCGTGATAACGAGGGTTGTTTGCCAAGCTTATCAATCGCTGGGCAAACGCTTTGTAGTCACCTATTTCCACCGTGCAATAGATTTCGTCAGTAGAATAGTTGTAGTACTGAGGAGAGCGTAATCTCCAGCTTACCAACTTCATGTCGGTGTCAAGCACTTCATTGAGCATGTCAATGTATTGATGAGCGTAAATTTTCGTAACCTCGTCACGATAATCTTCGCCAAAGCCCCAATCATCAAGGAACTGGAGGCTTTCAAAATCTTCGTGCTCGCCATATTGTTGCTCGTGAATCTCTGTGTATTCATTTTCACCTTGGTCCCAGATGCCTTGGTAAAATCCGGTAAAGCCAAGCGCTTCAAGTTCGATAGTCATAGCAGTACGATTAAAAGGTTTCAGGAAAAAGGTCTCTTGCAATATTGTAGCCAAGCTCCTCATAACAGAGCCAGCACATAAAGGTGTAGTGGGGAGCACCGGTGCGATTCTTGATAGGTTCGCCCATGCCGTCCTCTAACTGTGACTTGTATTCTTCCATATCGTCGATGTGCTTGATATAGATTTCTTTACAGTCAGCGTTGTAGATGAGGATACCAATCATGCCGGATTGACAACCGTTCTGGAGGTCTTCAAAGAAGCCAAGCGGGTTACTGTACCCGGCAGCGTGATAAGCCATGTCTTTCACGAACTCCTCAGCAAAGCTGGGCATTTCGCCGGAAGGGCCGGCATACCATCCCGCGTTTTCCATGAACATCTGCTCAAGGAAATCTTCAGTGGAAGCAGCACTGTAATCTGAGGTGCTGTCATATCCAAAGAAGATGCTGTAAATCTGGTTGGCATCGTCTTGCAGACCGAGCCATTCACGGCAAGTTTGCGCTTCGCAATCCTCAGTGATTCCGATGTAGTCATCTACCGTTTCTTCTTCGCCAATGAACTCATTTTCCATGATTCTTTTGGCGGTTTCTTCCGTGGTATTGTCGAGAAAGTTGTTCCACCACGATAGAACAAATTCATCAAATGTCGTCATATTTCTGAGAGTTTGATAGATTATGAAATTACAACTTGTACAGAGCGTCTGACAGGGTTTCCATCATTTGTTCGCACTCTTCCATATCATCAAGAATATCTCTCAGACGGTAGGGAGCGCCATTCTTGCCATGTCCAAATGAGTCAACCCACAGCAGCGCTTCTTCATCAGGGTCATAGCCGTCAACGTAGCGTTCAACGGCCTCAGCGTAGTCACTTACATCAGCGTCAAGCGGGACAGTGATGTCGAATGAAAAGTCCTGTCCTAACGAGGAAAACTGAGAGAAAGTCACGTCTATTCCACGGTAGGACTCGTAAGTTTGCACGGACCAACCAAGTCCTTCAGCGGTTTCAATAACCTGCTTGAGCGTTTCGTCAGCTTCCATGTTGGTCCATCATTAGTTCACGGAAATCTTCCTTAGAAGGAATTTCTCCATCGGTTTCACCCTCGCCTCGATCGTCTTCAAAAAGAGCATCGTAGATGTCTTGGTCATCCGTCTGCTGAACGAGGTAATCATAAGCCTGTTTCCATCGGGGCTCCGGATAATCTTCGTCCGGTTCGTCAAGCTCCAACCCAAACAAGTTTTCTGAGATGTTTTCCATGAGTGCTTGAGCGTCCTCCTGCTCATCTCCGGGCAGTTGACACTTAGCATACAAGCCACTCAGGAAACCTTTGAACCAGTCAGCGCAATAGTCAACCAGTTCGTCATCGTCGATATAACCCTCGGCTCGTTTCTTGTCCATATCTTCCTCGCTGTCATAGCCAAGCATCTCAGCGATATGGTCAAAATCGAACCAGAATAGGTCGTTTAGTTCACTGTCGGACATGCCGTCGGGATATTCCATCTCAAGCTCGCTTTCGATTATATCCCAATCATCATCCGTTAGGGCTTCAACCCTGTCTTTCGCACCACTCCAGAATTGGAAGTTGCGGATTTCAATGTCTTCGTATATTCGCATGACTTTACTTGTTTAATTCGTACACTTTTCCCACCACCTTAACCGTTGAGCGGACTTCAGAAAGGAACTGGGAGTCATCGTTGAAGTAGAGCATAGGCTCAATCTCGTCTTGATACTTGAGCCATAGCCCCATATTGTACTTGCGTAGGATTTCGCGGATTTCGTTTGCAGCCGCTTTCTTCATGGCTTTCTTGCGTTCACGGAGATTTGTGATAGCGTCCATTGTACATTCGCACTCCAGCTTTGAACGTCCCGGAGGATTGTTCAACTGATAAATCGTTGCACCATCGTCGCTTGTAAACCGCAAATCGCTGATGAAAACGTTGGGCTGCTTGTCGGTATTAAAGTAGTTCTCACGATGAATGATGAGGTCGCCCGTTTTCTTATCGAAAACGTCGATATAAGCGTAATACATCTTACTCATAAGGCATTAGTTTTGGATAGTCAGACACTTCAAGGTATTCGCCATGAAACTCAACGCCGGTACACAGACTCCACTGGCAGTTGTTGAACTCAATGTCGAACTTCTCGCAAATTACTTCAGCAAGATACACTTCGTAATCATTCTCAAATTGCTCAGCGATTACTTGCTTAATTGCCGGCGTGATTTCCACGATGATTGGGAAACCATCGCCAGTCAAGATGATAAAGTATTCTCGCGGTTCCATTGTCAAGCTTCATAAGTTTCATATCGAACCGTAAGGGTCACGGTATCAATGTCGGTGTGATAGAAAAGCTCACGATCGAGCTTGAGGTTGTACAGATTAGCACCGGTTACGTGAGCGCCCCACTTCGCCAGTTCATCTACAAGCTCTTTGCGTTTAGCATTATAACCCCAGTGGTCAAACCAACGAAATACGCTTTGGCATTGAACCGTCACGGGACCATTGGAAAGGTCAATCTCAGGGTGTTGCAGCTGAGCCATAGAGCTGCCACATTTGCGGGTGTACTTCAGTGAGTTCGCACGGATAATCAAGTTGTCGGCGTTTCTGAATACATAACTGCGGTCTTCACGGGCTGGGCGGCTGTGTACTGTATCTTCAACCTCCCAAATAATGCGGATATATTTTTTCATCGCTTACAATAATTAAAAAGACGGAGCTGTGGTCTGAGATGTGCCACAAAAACAGAGAACAATAACAATATCAAGAACCACACAACGGCACAAGAACAAGAACAGGGCTCCGGAATCAACCTTCTCAGCCAACGTTTTTGCCATCGTGTGCGATGTTTGTTAATATTGATTTCTATTTTTAATGGTTAGACACTCTCAGACTCACACTCACAAAAGTTTCATGCAGGCAATCAGTCTTTTGTTACTCGCGTCTATTATTTCTTACCTAAAGCTGAAACTATCTCATAAATCCCCTTCAGCTCATTAGGGATTGCAATACGGAGCTGGCGCAGATTATTTAAGTGCCCCAGTTTCGCCTCCTCTACAAGACCGGTTAACTCGGTCATCTTCTGGCGGTACTCAGCCATCGCCTTGTTGTACTCCTTCACCTTGCTGTCGTTGTCTTCCATAACGGCAACGCTAACCTTGTGAAGGTATCCGTTAAGCTCTGCCTGGACTGAGCGGTGAGCCTGTTGCAGCTCGTAGAAAACCTTCTCAGTCTCCGCGCTTTCGACGGTCGGAGTGTAGTGGTAGATGAGGGTGTCACGACCGTTACCCTTAACCTCAGTGGGGTTAGACGCTTTGTTGAACGCATCTTTACGGGCATCAGCGAATGTGCCATCCGGGTGAATGTATTTGCCTATTACTGAGGCGTATGACTGGAGCGACAGGATTTTGTTGCGCTCTTTGATAGGCAGAGATTCTATGTACTCGTCCTCAGTGATAGTTCTCTTACGGACGGGCTGCTCAGGAACGGTATAGCCCAATAGCTGAGCATATTCCTCGAATTGTAAGCCTTCCACACGTTTCATCTCAGCGGCGTGCGCTTTGATAGCCTCTCGCAACCAAGCGATGAGGGCGTGCGCTTCGGCAATCTGGTTGAGGTTAGCCGGGATAGACTCAAGCTGGCTCTTTTGCCAACCTGTGTGAATTGTCTGGGTATCGGGGTTGCCGATGATTGAAAGCTCTGTTGAATAGAAGCTTACACTCTCCAATGCTTGCTCGTTGGATTTAACGAACTCCTTTGCAAGATTGGCAATATGATTTGCGGATGTCAAGGTCAAGCCTTGCTCAGAAAAGAATGATGTAGTCATTTTCTTCAGTTTGTTGTTGAGGTTGTTTGTTACGAATAGAAAATCTCGGTGTCCAAAGATGTACACTTTGAGCCACTTTAACTTTTGTTAATTACATCAGGCCATTCCACCAATTTTCGCAAGCGGCTTCCTCGGCACGCTTTTTAGCCTGTTTCTCAAGAGAGTAGTCAATCTCAGCTTTCGCCTCGCTGACAAGTTCTTCAATTCCTTCTTGACCGTAGAAACCACCGCAGGAATCAATGATTTCCTCCAGCGTTTCATCTTCGTCAAGCTCGTCTTCATCTATGGAAATGTTATACCAATAGACGTCTCCGTGATAGTATTGGTTGAGTAGGTCGATTTCACCTTGCAGCCATGACTCAACTTGTTCACGGCGCTCCTTTGTCAACAGCTTCCAGTTTTGCTGTTTCTTCACTTCTTCAACCGACACAGCGATGATGCCAAACCATCCCGAATCCCAGGGGTCTCCAAAAGGAGTAGTGCTTACTGCCTGACCTGAGTGGTCATACAGATAGATGTTCAAAGCGACGTAATCCTTCAGGAACGACTCTTTGAACTTTCCAAGCTTGTGGTCGAATACTTCGTTGATGTCGAAGTTCGAGTCAAAATCTTTTTCGGGCTGATACCGGCGGTGTGCGGTGTAGATTGTGCCCAGGTTGTCCCAATCACGAGGGCTGTCAGCATCTTCATCGTAATAGACGTTGATGTTGTAGCCACGGTAGGGTATTGTATCACGTTTCATTTGTCTTACAATTTAGAGTTTTATTGAGTGGTGTTCGGAGAGATAAAAAGAGCTACGCAACCACTGAGGATTGCGTAGCCTATCAAACTCCAAACTGAAATAATATCTTATCGCTCGTTTTCATCGTCGGGGAAGAGGAACATAAAGCCTTTCGGATTACCCTCACGAAAAACGGCAATCATCAGCGTTTCCCCAGTTTTTGCATCTGCGACTTCCATGAACTGAGCTTCTTTCTCTGCTAAGGCACATGCAGCTGCTTGACGGAGGTGCATCGGATTGCAATATGCCTCAAACTCGCCCTTCTCAGAACGAAATTTGTACTTAGTTTTCCACATAGCTTACAAGATTAAGTGTGAGTTGACCATCCGTAGCAAGGCTCGATCTGGACGGAAAAATTTTGTTGATACCCGGTTTCAGGCCAACCGTGGAACACGATTGCGCCGGCGAGTCTATCATCGCCGTTGATACGCTCCACAAAGCTAAATTCATGCCATGCAGAGTTCCAATAAACGTCGATGTAGTGGTTCTTAGCTCGTTGCTGATAGCGCTTGAACCCTTTGAGACACTTGAACAACGAATCATTGTTGTGTTGACGACACTCCTCGATGAGCCCCTTCAGCTCTGAGAATGTAATGCCGTGGAGCTTGACGGTCATTTTGGGTTTCGGAAGCGGACCGTTAAGCTTGATCCACTCGTTGACCGTCGGGATAACGTAATCCTTTATCGCGTTTAGACCGTTCTCTCGTGTGATAGGCTGGATGTCATCTTCAGTGATGAGGAACACCTTATCTTTGGCGAAGTTCGGGCTTGTCAGATAGAACGTCATATAGTCATCTCCGTTGGCATAAGCATAACGGGCATACTCGTTTCCAAAGAAGATGTCGTGGTAGTCACCAACATTGATGAGGTGAGTATGGGTCTTGCCGACAATCCAGATAACCGGGAAGATTATGCCGGCGCTTTCAATACGCGGTTTATTGTACTTGAAGAAATCGCTTTGGAAACTCGTCATGGTTTCATCTACGATTTCGGTCATGCGTTCAATAATTGCTTCTCTCATGGCTTTAAAAATTAAATGCTTCGATACTTTGAATTTTACACTGAACCGCCTGGAGTTCTTCAAGACGACCGGCAAGTTCTGCAACTCTGCCACCCCAGGATTCATGCTTGGTTTTACGGAACGACTCTCTTGCGTTTTCGAGTTGTTTCTCTACACGGTCGATGCGACCTTGTACGTAGGCTGCTAACTGTTTCATATTGCTGGCGCTTTAGAGGTTAGAACGAGGGGTAAGCTGAGTGTTCGATGTCGAGCGCTGCCTGTATCTTGGCGACACGGCGGCTATGCCACTTGAGGTAGGCACGTGTTTCGATGTTGAAGTAGCGCTTGAGGATGAAGCGACTAACCTTTAGCCACATACGACGGGCTAAACGGATTGCGATTGCGATGATGCTGACGATGAGCATCAGTGTGGCTTCGATGAAGCCCAAAATAATTTCTTTCATTTCAGTGGGAGTTTTGATTGTTGTTTGATTTATTTTTCGGAGTTTGCGCTTGAATAAGCCATTTCAAATTCAGGGTCGGACATGAACGAGAACACTTCCAGACTATCATCGGAAAGTTCTTCATTACGTACCAAAGAACCAACGAGTTCCGAGCCACGTTTAATGCTTTCAATCACGCGCTTATAGGTTTCAAGGTCAACGCAGATTTCTACGTCGAACATGTTTGCGTCGGGGTCATCATAGACGATGCAATAGGCATCATCATATTCGTACTCCTCAGTGACATACTCAGAGCTGAAGAACATACCCGATAGGGGCTTGCCTTCTTCTACAAATTCATTGTCTTCCTCCTCGATTACAACATAGTCCTGAGTATCTTCCGGAGCATTGTAAGAGGCATAGATGAATTGCGCCCCCAAAACTATCGTAATGAGAGCGCTTACGGCGAACAGCTTTTTCATTGTCTTGCTTTGCTTTGATTTACATAGTTGATATACTCGCTTCCATTGCATGAAGCAACTCTAACGGCGGTGTGAGGACGACCGCAAATGATGAAAACTTTTCTTCTCATTTTGTCTGAATTTTTATGATTAAACTTTGTCAACGGAAAGCCCCTTGTCGGTCATGCTTACCATGAAGCCCGCTTCCACGAGGCGTTGTATGACGGTTGAATTACTCTTGTGGATGAGGATAGGATAAGTGTGCATATAATTGTTATCCACCGGAACATTAAATGACACTGTGATAGCGTAGTTATTCGTCAGAATCCCCAGCGCTTTAGCAAAATTCTCTGGTGACATTTGCGTATGATTTATAAGTAAAAGAACTGCTTGTTGTTGTCTTGGTCGTAAGCTCCACCGCAAACAAAGATGCCCATAGCGGCGAGGGCGTCACGAAACTGCACGGAAAGTTCCGCGTCTATGGCGCAAGCGTTATTTCTCTGAAGCTCGGCAATCGCGCTTGCAAGTTTGCCTAATATTTCACTTGTTTTCATTTTCGTTGGGGTATAAAAATAGCCGCATCCAGATTGCTCCAGATGCGGCTTTCAACATTATGACTAATTGCTTACATCGCTTTCAATATCTTTGACGCTACGGAAACGACCTTGGTTTCATAGTCGATACGCTCTTGCTTAATACGTTGCGCCCTTGCCTCCTCGAAGCTGATGCGCATACGCCCGCCCTTTTTGCTGCGGATAGGTTTAGCAAGCTCGTAAAACTCACGTTCTTTATCGCGTTTACGGCGCTCCACGAGCAATTCCGCACGTGATAGCTGGGTGTCGTACTTGCGATTATCCACTTGAGGCATGAACACGTTGTAGGTATATTTCCAGTTTTCCCAATCCACTTGCCAAGCCTCACCATCGGCGAAACAAACCACTGAGTAACCGCGCTTTAGCATTTCTCCCATGTGTTGCATCCAACGCTTGTCACGTATAATGGACGCGATTTCACACTCACGCTTGCCCTTGAGGAACACGACCACATCGGGCGATTGTGCGAGTGCATTGTCAAGTTGCTCCCAGAAGTGTTTGCCAAGTTGTTGCCCAAGTTCGGCGGCAATATCGTAGAGCAATTCCCACGCTTTTTCGCTAACGTGGGCAGCGTATATCTGCGCATCTGTCTGAGCGGTTGCAACCGCTTTGAGTGCGTCTATCTGTTTTGCTGAAAGAAAATTTCCAAGTTCCATTTTTCTGAGGTTGACCGGCTCCTTGCGACCGGGGGAAAATTTTTGACCTTTGCGCGTTTTGTCTTGTGGCGACGCAACGCAATGTGTATATGTGGGCACGTATGTATCGTGCGATTGAGTGGACGCGAGTGTTTAGGTGGACGCGATACGTAACGTGGACACGTACATTATGCGTGTGGGTGCGCTCGTGTGATACAAGCGAGCCACCCACCCCACAGAGGGGCGAGTGGCTCGGAATTGCAGTGCGGTGCGTTTATGCGATTGAGTAATTTTCAGTGTTGTCGATTGTTATCCACTTGAGCGGTTGAAAGATTTTTGCCAAGTTCCAATCCACCAATCGTATGCAAGTGCGGAGGTCGATTGCGTAGAGTGTGCGAGCGTTCTCGTCATACCCAAATTCGAGGCAAACGCGGAAATCGTGATTGTCGGGGTCAACAAAATCGCATTGCACTGTGCGTCCGTGTATCAGTGCGCTGACGATTTCACCGATGCTGAGCTTTGCGTTCATGCCTGTGCTCCTTCCTCGTCGCTTGTGACGTTGCCCTCGGTGGCGTCGAAGATATTCTTCGCGGACTTGAGTATGAGCGAGCGGAGCGTTGCTTGCTTGGCGATTGCTTTGGCGGTTGTCTTGAGCAGCTCGGTCAGCACCTCGCCCTCGGCTGCAAGCAGAGGCGACGTCTTGCGGACGTTGAGCGCCGTGTGCTTGAGCAACAAGCCATCGTCAACGACAAGTTCGTTTTTCATCACTCCGTCGGCATCGGTCTTGTACACCGCGCTACCTGAGAGCCAACGTGTGAACGTGCTCTTGGCGGTGAGTTTCGTGTCGATTTTCTCGCCGTTGACGGTGACGGTTGCGAACTCGGCAGCGAAGCCGTTACGCACTTTCCCGTCTGCAACCATGAGGGCGAGTAGCGGGAGCATCACGCTGTCCGCCTTGGTGCGACGTACACCGGTGACAGCCATGAACTCGATTGCGTCAACGAGTTCGCCGTTGATGCGTTTGCGACAGTTACGCAGGAGCACCGCAGCGTTTGCGGGCATGTTGGCGTTTGTGTGTTCGCCAGCGACCATGTAGTCACCGAAGGTTACGTTGAACACGATTGCGTTGTTGTTTGCGTTGTTGGTTTTGTTGGTCTTAGCCATAATGTTTTCGGCTCGGTCCTTGTGCCTATGTGTAGCCCACACACCGCCTTCCGTGTGTCGGGTATTAAAAATTACGCTTGACTCTGCCTCGACTTGCTACAAAAGTCGGTACTCTCGCCTTGTCACGAGCGAGCATAGGTAGTGCCTATGTTCGGGGGCATTAAGCGTGTCAGCATGATATGCAGTTTGGCTCTGTTACCCTATGCGTACTCGCAACGTCAGACGTTGTTTTCGGCTACTCTCCGAGAGCCATTTTGTGCTCACGACACACGCCATACGGCTCATGTGTCGCTTGTCGCATACCAATCATGTCAAAGTGCTCGTTGTCACCATTGCCTCGGCTCGCAACCTCAGCGGCGACGTTTGTAATATATGCTCAAACCGCTGTTTGTCAAGCTTTTGCCGAAACTTTTTTCTGTTAAAAACAAGTTAAACAAGTTTAACTTTTTTTCGTGGACACGGATACGCAAAAAATGGTCACGCCCAGACTCGTGGACTGGGCACGCGACCGTGGATGCGCCCAATTTACGCGCCCATGCCCAGATGTCTGCACGCCCACCATTCACGCAGGAAACGTGCGCCCACTCTTGCTACGTAGCCACGTCAAACGCGGGCGTCCAACATGTACGCGAATTGGGCGCCCAAAGAGGCTGCGATATTGGACGTGCACTCATGCGAATTGGGCATCCACGCTCGTACACGAATTGGTCGCCAACCATCGCCCACTCGCAGCATGTATCGGACGCCCAAACACGCGGCTGGACTTCCGCGATTACGAGCTGCCACAAAAATTTCTGGGCGTCCACGAAACTTTGGGCGAAGTTGCGTGTCCACACATTTCCACGAGCAACCACGAAGCTTTTGCACGTCCACGAAGTTTTTTGGGCGTCCACATAAGCCCACGAGGTTTTTGGATGCCCACACACACGGATGCGCTCCCAGGAATCTTCCTGCACGTCCACACATACGTCCGGATACCCACGAAGTCTTCCTGGGCTGGCACGTATGCGTATGGACTCCCACGAAGACTTTGGGCGGTCACGCACATAGATGGGCGTCCGCGAAGTCTTCCTGCACTCCCACACAAGCGCATGGATCTCCACGCACAAGTCTGCACGCCCAGGAAGTCTTATGGGCGACCACACATATAGGTGCGCTCCCACGAAGAGTTCATGGGCGCTCACGCACATAGTTGCACGTCCACGAGGCTTTTGTGTGCTGCCACATGTGAACATGGGCGAGCACGAGGACTTCCTGGGCGTCCATGCGAGTGTCGTGGGCGCTCATCCTCAGCGTCATGGACTACCACACGCTCGTCGTGGGCCCCCAAACATGTGGTAAAATTCTCGCGTTTTGGACGACCATAGCGCAGGCTGGAGTCCCATGTGACGCCTCATGGACTCCCACGTATATATCTGGAGCTCCACGCATGATTGTGTGAGCCTCCACGAAACCTTGTGCGCGTCCAATGTCGGCACTCCTTGCACGTCCACGATGTCTTGTGGGCACACACGAGGCTTTCCTGGGCGGTCACACGTTATAGGTGGACACGCACAAAGCTTCATGCACGACCACATAATCACACATGCACTCCCAGTCGCGAACAAATGGGCGACCATCACGCATTAATGTGGGCACGCACAAGGTTGTCGTGGTCAGCCACGCGCTATATCTGGGAGCGCACAAAGTCTTGTGGGCGTCAACGTATTGCAGGTGGTGGCGCACGAGGCAACCGAGCCGACTCCTGGGTGTCCACATGCTCGATGTGAGCATCCACGCTAAGTCTTGCGCAACCACACGAAACCACCAGCGTATTGTGTATGCCCATCATGTGTCACCTGCCAGCCCACGGAACGCATGTGGAGAGTCACGCGCATTTAGTGCACACCCACGTACTGAGGTGGCTGTCAACGTGTTGCGTCATGGTCACGCATGAGGATTCATGGTCGCCCAAGTATGCGAGTGGAGTCACACGTTTAGCCGTGGATGCTCACGAGGTCTTGTGGCTGCGCACGAGGTTGGCGGTTGGGTCGGCATGAAACGTTGTGGGCGCTCAACCGCCGGCGCTTGCCTCGGCCTGGGCGCCCACGAAAAATTTGAAGCTTCACGCGGTTTGTTCTTGGGCTGCTGGAGGGGACTGGCTGCTCACGCGATTGTGCATGGGTGCGTATGTACGTATGTGCGCCGCCAGCAGGCACAGGTACGCTCAGGTGGCCACGTGTGCGTATGCGAGCGGCTGGGCATGAGCCAGCGTGTATGTGAGTGGGCCCGCCCGCGCGAAGTGGTGGACTCCCGCGCATATACGCGAGGGCGCGAGTGCGAGCGCATACGGAGGTGGGCGCGTATATGTGTGCGTGCGCATACGTACCTGCCTGCGTATGCGTGTGTGAGCGCGAGGGCAGGCGTATGTGCGTACACGTATGCGAGTGCAAGCGCGTACATGAGCGTGTGTGAGTGCGCATGAGGGCACGTGAGGGTGTGCGCAAGTGTGCGAGGGCACATGGGGCGCTGGGTGAGCACGTGATGCGTTGGGTGCGCACGATGAGCAATCCTGCGCGTACATGGGCGTACACGAGGGGTCGGCAACAAAAAACCCCCACCCCAAAGGGGTGAGGGCGAGCGATGTTGGCTGTTGGCGAGGGGTTTATAGCTTCGCTATAACTGCCTCAACGAGCGACTTGGCTTGTTTTGGCTCGGCTTTGCCGACCTTGCCATCGTAGTCGAACTTAGACCAAAGGTCTAAGCAGACCTTGCGACCGACCTCTTCGAGGTTGTGCTCTTCGAGCACAGTGCCCTTGGAGTGCTTGATTGCCTTGCGGCTGCCGAAGGCAGCGATGAGCGAGTAGAAATACCCACGGATGTTCGGTTGCTGCTTTGCAACAAGTCGGACGGACTTGCCGTCCTTGCCTGTCGTTTTGCCGAAGGCAAAGCCAGCGGTTGCGTCTTCGGGAAGGGCTTCGCCCTTGATTGCGAGGGCAAGCAGCGTTGCGGTGTGGTCGAAGACCACAGCCCACATTTCGCGGTTTTCAACTACCCTTTGGGTAGTTGCGCTCTTTGCGTTGGTTGCTGACTTGGGTTGGTTGCTAACTTCGTTAGCAGTTGCGGCGATGTTTGCGTTTTGTGCCATGATGCTGAAATTTTGAGTTTGCCGAAACCCGTCGGCGGCGGTTTGTCAATGTTGACGGTGCAAAGTTAGCAAACCGAAAATCAGCGAGTTACCCCTAAAGGGGTAAAGGCGAAAATTCCCAACCGTCCACGAAACGGCGTGTGCATTATGCGCGTATGGTTTCATGCGCAGTTGGCATCATGGACGCGACCCCCTTTAACGTTTGTTAACAGTCGAACACTTACGTAGTAAGTGTTAAAAATTCTTTCGGGGCGATTTTGAGGGTTGCCGAGCCTCACCCACCTGCGCGGTAAACAATCCCGTCCACGCACCCGATATAACAACCGCGCAATTTGACAATCGGGCGAGCTAAAATCGTGTGCGCTCAGGCGCAATTAGACAATCCCGCACTTGGGCACACACTCGCATACATGTGGGTGCACTTGGGCGTACACCAGCGCACACTTGGGCAGGCTTGGGCGTATGTGGGCACGCACTCAGGCACACATGGGCACACCTGGGCATACGTGAGGGCGCACGCTTGCGTACATGGGCGTATGTGCCGGCACACACGTAAGCATGTGGGCGCATACGGGCAGACACGTGCGTAAGCGTGTACGGGCAGGCTACGCAAGTGGGCGAGCAGGCACATGAGCGTAGGCGTACACATTCGCGCACGCACAAGCATGTGGGTAGGCATGTGGGTGCGCTCACGCGAATATCCGTGCGCGATTGTTACCGCGCAGGTACATGACGCAAGCTCACACGCTGACGTGCAACCCGCGCAGGTCTTGCGCACACCACATTGCGCACAGGGCTAAGCCCCACGCACGATGTCACGAGCACACGTCAATGCGAGCGCAGGTCTTGCGCACACGCGTATTATGCGCAGGCACGTTGTGGGCGTATGGGCGTAAGTGTGCGCTTGCACCTACGCGACCGTGTACGGGCACATTATGCGCGTAGGCATACCTGAGCGCCCACGTAAGCGACACGCAGGCACACACATACACCCAGACGCACGCATGATGGTGGGCGCACATTATGCCCACGCACCATTACGCGAGCGCACGTTAAGCGTCCACGCCCACGATGTTGCGCTCGCCAACCCTCACGCGCATGGTTGTGGGCACGCATTATGCACGGGTGCAACGGTGCGCACACGGTTGCGTTACGTGCGCCCAACTACGCACACGCCTTCACACATACGCACGCGATTATTTCGCGCCCACACACATTACGCGCAGCCACGCGATTACGGGCGCCGACGCACACGTACCCGCACACACGTACTTGCGCACCCGCACGCAGTTCCGCACGCCTACACACGACCGCACGCAGACGGGTTACGCACGTGGCCACGCACACGGCATACACGCCCGCGAATAATCCCGCGCTCGTCACACGACCGCCCATGCTCGTACACGCCCCTATGCTCGCCCCTTCGTGCCCACGCGGATGACTCACGCACACCCATTCGCGCCACGCTTGCGCACCCACTCAAGCACATACGCGAAGCCTACCGCGTGCCTGGGTGTGGGTATGTGTGCGGGGTTGTTAACGGGCGCACAGACGGGATGCTAAACCGTGCGCACACATACGCGATTGTTCATCACGGGTGCGCGAGGATGCGAGTCCACACGTAAGCGAGCTAACTTGCTGAAAATCAGCGAGTTACGGCATTTTGGCTCACTTGGGCGCAAGGTGCATATTTGCGAGCGAGCCAAAACCGTGCGGGCGCACACGCGAGATGTAGTTTCACTTTTGCACAAAGTGAAAGTGCCTAAGCCGTTGATTTTCAGCGAGTTGGCTTGCGTGTGCGCGATTAAAAATACGCGGGTGGGTGTATGCGTGGGTGGGGATTCCATATATATACTCCACGAAAATTTTCTAAATCTCGTTTTCCGGAAAGCTCAACCAAAAAGCTGGGAACAAACACAAACCTCCCAGTACCTCGACCAACAGTCTAACCCTTCTTAACAGAAATCCTGGGTGTCTAAGCCATGTTCCGTTCCGAAATTTATTGTTAAGACGAAAACCCTCTCAGTACACCTTATTATATATATAGAAGCCATTGTCCGGCGGTCGTTGCCATAAATTTTCAACCTTGCTCCTATAAGTTCTCTAAATGTCAAATCCAAAAATTTTTCCCGACCCAGAAATTTGAATCCGATTTTTGGCTAAATTTTCTCACAAATCGCGATTTCTATCCGACACTCTCAGAAATTATCCTTATATTTGCCGAAAAGTTGATAAATTCAAAATCTTACGGCAATGAAATCACAGTTTCAGACCCTCTCATTTCTCTCTAACTACACTCCAAAATCGGATCTCGACCAGGAGTTCATAGAGTCGTTCTTGGTACAACGGTTCCAAATTACCCCAAGAACGCTCAGAAACGCCCCAAATTCCTCGTCTAACACCATCGACGTTAGTTCCTTCATCCAGTGGTTTGAAAGTGGCTTAGAAGCGCTTAAAATCGCTCGTTTCCAAAATAGCCTCGTAATACTGGGTAATTGTACCCTCGAAAAGTGCGAAATCATTGGAACGTTGCTGGAAGACGGCACTATAAGTACCAAGCCCCACTCAGTACCCCCTTCAGAAATCTCTCCGGCATCTGCGGACGATATTGAAACCTTTCAGTTAGCCCTACTAACGAACAAGCTCCAACCCGACCCAAACAAGCTGCGCCTCGTTCCCAAACATATTCCAAACCTGGGAGAACGGGTTATCTTCTATGATTACGCTCAGGAAGTACAAGGTGTTGGAGTAGTTCGTAACGTGACTCCTGAAGGTAACGTAATCTTCTTTTGCTACTTTACCTACCCGACATATTCCCAGAAACGCCGCATAGGTTTCTCGCTATATGAAGACCCCGGCTATAACTTGCGCTCAATGGTCTTTGAAAGCATCGACCGTGAAAACATTCAAACAACACTGGGAAACTCCACCAGTTGTTTCAGACGATTAGGCAGAGAGCTTGAACGAAAAGGAAAAGTCTGGAAGGATAAGTTACTCCGCATTGAACCGCTCAACGTAAAAACGGAAAAGGGCGGCAAGTATTGGTATATCTCTGACAAGTTGAAGGTGGTCATGGAAAACGAGAAAGGAACGCCGACGTCACATCTCAGGTATCTTGCCGGCAACTATTTTACTTCGCATAAAGCCGCCACACAAATGCTGGGTAAGTTGAACGAATTGCTGAGAGATTACCTTGCATCTCCAAAGTGGCCTGAAGTTGAATAGGGAATTTTTAAAAAACTTCCCTATCTTTCCCTATTATTTCCCAATCCAAGAAAACAAATAAACGCCCCACTTGACCAGCCGGAGGTCTTATGGGGCGTTTACCAATTTACTATGAACTATGAATTATTGTAATGCTTCATGTGAAAGGCTGCTTAGATAACCGTTGCGCTCATTCCACTCAACGATTGCCTCAGCTGAGAATATGAAGGCTTTCTTGTGAATACCTTCAATGGGCTTGTATTTGGTGCTTAAAACGCTTGTAAACTCGTTGTAGCCTACAGACGGTAAACTGTAGCACCAAGGCTTCAAAAGATGATCTGGAAGTCCTCCACCGCTTTCTAATGATGTCCCCTTACCGTCGGTGAACTCGTTGATGACATTATCCTCTCCCAGGACCACAAAAGTATCGTAGAAGTTTCGTACCGCTGCTTCCATAGGCGTTAAGCTGGAAGTGTTAATATCAGAAGCCAGAAGAAGATTGGCAAGCTTCTTGTTGTAACCGGTCTTAACTTTCTTATCTTCTTTGCCGGGTGTATAGACATCCTTCGCTTCAATGTTATAGAACTTGTCGATGGCAATCTTCAAAGCTGGGATTGATTTGTCCTGCATTGTGCAAGGAGTCCACTGGAATATTTCGTATGGGTTGAAATCTTCAAACGAGCTGAACGAGAATTTAACTTCCCATTCGTTATGGTCTCCGTAAACGTACCGACCTTGTTCAACCGCTCCGAGTAAATCCTCATAGACGTTCTTTACAAGCTGGTAGATTTCATCCTGTGGTAACGGAGCGCCAATCATCTCCTTCCAGTCACAAACCTGGGGTTCATCTTCCACCTCGCCTTCTTCATCAATTTTTAGAGAAGGTTGGTAGTGGTCACAGTACAGATCGAAGATGCCCCACCAGAATTGATAGAGGAAGAAATCTACTGGGGATTTGACAACCTCATCCAAACACTCTACAATCTCCTTGATCTTTTCAACCTTTAAGAACGGTTTATTGCGATAAGAGTTTTTTGCCCTTAAAGAACGCTCGGCTCTTTTTAAGACTTGCTGGGAATGTTCATCGACCTCTGCTTGAAAATTTTCTTTAACCTCTTCTGAAGGTTCATCAAGATTTAAGACCTCAACCTTTCCAAAACCTTCAAAACCTTTTAAAACCTCCTCCTTTTTTTCTTCTTGAAAATTTTCCTCTCCCCCTTTATTTCTTTTTACGTTATATATATTATTACTGGTGTGCAAAAATGCACAGGTTTTTGGGGTAAAAGTGTGCAAAAATGCACAGGTGGGGTGTGCAAAAATGCACAGGTTTTTTAGCTCATTTTCGACCTGATTTGGCACTTTTCCGGTCAAAAACGCATATTCGATGGCTTCTAAATCTTGCTCAGTGAGATTCGACATGTCTAAACCTGTGCAAAATTGCACAAAATCACAGAAACTGTTGCAAAAATGCACAAATTGAGCGATTGATTCAGCTAAGTTGTGCAAAAATGCACAGGTTTGTTCGTCGATAACATAGTAGATACCTTCAGGCGACCTGTGCATTTTTGCACAGATTTCAACTTCTGAATCCGAAAACTGTGCATTTTTGCACAGGTCAGGTGTGCATTTTTGCACAGTTTCAGAGTTCTGAAGTCCAAAGTTGTGCATTTTTGCACAGTTTTGCGAATCAGTTTCTGAAAGTTGTGCATTTTTGCACACATTTGGATTTTGAACAGTAATTGAGCTGCCGCTGACGTTGAGAAGTTCTGCTCGGCTGTGCAAAATTGCACAGATACCGTACTTGGCGAAAATTGCACACCCCTCATCAGTGAAATCTTTAGCAAAGGCAATTCTTTCTGCTCGATCTAAAGACTCGTAATATTGGATGGCGGTTACATACTCATCGCAATTTACCGTGATGGCGTTATTGTGATGTTTAATCAAGCTCATCGCTTCCAGACGTTCAATGCACGCTGGAATTGTTCGGTTGCGGTTCAAGCCCGTAAACTGGGCCAGCCTGCTTGTCGAAATGAATATGGTTTGATCGTCCAACGATTTTCTCAGTTGTTCGCGAACAAGGTCGATGAGACACTGAAAAAGTACTCGGTCACTTGTATTCGTGATGAGTTGATTGTTCGCGTGATAGTGCAAACCATATCCGGCTACTTGCGGTTTGTCTATTTTCATTGTTGATAATTAAAATTGTTCATTATGGCGCATCATGTACTGACGTAAGCACGGAGGTAAGTAACTCTTGTCAGCTTGATGCTTTTCACATACTTTTCTGTAAGGACAATCCTCACAGGCGCTTTCTTGAATTGCAGTCATAAGTGCGAAAAATCCGATGATGATTATTAGCACAAAGACAACTGTGATAATGATTAGTAGAGCTTTCATTGTGATACTGATTGTTGGTCTATTATTTCTCTGAGATGAGCAATCAGTTTCTCCAGCTCGAAGGCTTTCTTGTATTCCTCATCCTCTACGGCACAGTCTTTAATGTCTTCCATCAGCGGTATCATACAAACCACAATGTGCTGGAGGGCATAACCTGTGTCGTTCATATAGGCATCACCGGTCTTGAAATATTCCGTTAATGCTTTGCAAATTTGATTGAGAGCGTCAATGGTGTTCTTCTCAATCCGGTCGCAGGACTCTGCATATCGTATTACTGTGTTTAGCGAGTTAGCAATAGTCAGTAATGATTGGTACATATTTCTCTGGTAGATTTGAATTGAGCGAACCTTCCAGAGAACCACAAAAAGCGTTGCGAATAAAATCGCGTTAGTCAGAATTGCATAGTTCATATTTATCAACAAAACTTGGGCAACATTCGCTGCCAATTACATATTTTTTGGGAATGGTGTTCCACGGTTCGCCGGGCTCGGCTATGTCGGCACGATACCACAGGCAGTGATAGCGGTCGAAGCAACCTTTAGAAAGACAAAACTCAGCACCGAAATATTTAATACGATTATACACGGTGCGAGAGATGAATTTGTATTGGTCGCGGAGGATAGTGCGGTTGAGTTTTTCTGGTACCTTACCACGGAGTATCAGCTCCTTTGTCGCAAATAGGTTGAATGGGTCGTTGACATCAACGAGGAATTGCATTGCTTTTGCGGTAGAGGCTTGGTAGTTTGGTTTTCTTAATGGCTGGGTGAGCTTGTACACTGCGCCACTGATAACCAACGTGTCAGGTTCCGGATTATCCATCCAGCACTTCCAATACGCGCAATCAAAGCATAACTGTTCTCCTCTCATTCTGGTAACGAGCGGCGTTTTAATCATGCGATAGGGCTCAACATCCTCTCGCTTTCCACAAAATGAACAGGTGATAAAAGTCTGTGCCATGTCCTTGCGAGTATATTAGTCCGGCTAACGTCGGGAATGAATGATTGATTATGCAAAGGGCACAGATTGGTGTGCTTCAATTTGAGTTTTCAGGATGATTACATGTTGATTGAGGCGTAAATGCCGTCAACTTCTTCCTGAGTGATACCGATGTAGGTCTTAGTAACTTGAATGGTGCTGTGATTAAGAATCTTGTTAAGAAGAATCAGGCTCTCAGCACTATGGTTATTGCTGTCGTACACATAGCGTCCGAAAGTTTTGCGGAACGTATGCGTCGAGAAGTTTTCGATTTTCAGGTGATAGCGGTCTTTGAAATATTTGAGACGCTGGTTGATGTACTGGATGGTCATCGGCTGATCACCGCGACTTGACGGCATTACATAATCGCCTTTGTCTGGACAACCAAGGAGCTTCCAGAGTTCATTAAAGCTTTTCTGTACTGACGGGTTGAACGGGATGCGACGAGCCTTGCCGGTCTTTTGCTCCACGATAGTAACAGAAGATACCCCTAAGATGTCACGCCATTTGAATTGCAATGTATCAGAAGCACGGCAAGCTGTACAGAATGACAGACGTGCGTACATTTCCCAGCGGTATTCGCCATCTTGACGAAGACATTCCAGGAATCTTGTGAACTCATCATAAGGAAGATGGTCACTGGTTGTGAGTTGATTTTTCTTTGCCATATCTTGATACTTTCATTTATGTGATGCAAAGGTACAAATTGAAACTGATACTTCCAAAAGATTTTGCAAAAATCTGTCCTTTTGCATTAATATTTTTTCAAGCGAACAGAAAACCACTGGCTGAAATTCCACGTAACAGCCAGTGGTTCAAGGAAATGTGATAATTATATGGTTTTGAAGCTCTCAATGGTAAAAATCGGGATGCCGAGGGCTTTTGCTTTCTCAGCTTTCCCTGATGTTGTATTGAGGTCTGCGACGATGAGGTGGGTTGTTTTCTTAGAAACGTTGTTTACCACTTCACCGCCTTGCGCTGCAATTTCTGCTTCCAGTTCTTTGTCACGCACACCTGTGAAGCAGACCTTAAAACCTTTGTATTTGTCGCCAATAGGTTTAGCGGGTTCTTCCATAGGCAGCATGACCAGCTTATTGGTTGCTATGAAATCGTAGAACGGAACAATGCCTTTGAGGAATGACTGAAGCGTCTTATTGAGCGCCAAGAACTCCGGGGTTTGGTCAAAGCCTTCATTGGTCCTGACAAGACCATTGACAAAAGCAAAGCGGTCGCTTTCGGATAGTTCCAAAAGAATACTTTTGGCTTTGACTTGCCCGATGCCTTGAAAACAATCGCTGGCGTGCATGAGCTTGGTGAGTTCAACGCCTTCACGGATTTTCTTGTTGGCATCAAGTATAGCATTGGCAATCACTTCGCCAAAGGTGTCAATGAGAAGCAGCTCATCAAAGGTGATGTCAAGGATACGCCTGATAGAGTCATACCCGGCTTTGAACAATTTCGTGATTGTTTCCTCGCCAAGCTGCTCAGCTTCCAGAATGTTGTAGAAGTGAATGATTTTAGCCAAACGTATGCCTTGGCAATCAGGGTTGGTGCAGATGAGCTCTACCTGTGTATCGTTCCACTTGGTAGGCTGACCGCAATCCGGACAATATAGAAGCTCATCACGCTGCTCGATCATTGTGTCAGAGTCGGCTTCTTCCAGTACGTTGAGAATTTTAGGTATCACACCGCCTGAGCGTGTGACCGTAATCTTTGCGCCTTTGCCAATACCATTCTCGAAAATGTACTTTGCATTGTAACCTGTGGGGCACTCCAT